TTTTTGTCCGTGTCACTTACATTGCCTTTTCTCAATAAAGTGTGATACTTTTTTATCAAGGCATTTTTCTGTTTATCCATAAAAGTTGTTGCCATGTCTGTGTATGTTTAAAAAGTAAATAGTTAATGTCTTAAATAGTCAGTTTTATTATCCCCAGTATGCTTTTGCCTTTTCAGGCCACACTGTAAAATTTCCTTCTTTGCCAATATACCGGCCTTTTGAAAATGCCCGGTACCCTTCGACATATATCTTCAGTGTTGCATCGTACATTACACTTTTTGCCGATCTTCCGGCAGGAAACTTTCCATCTGCGTGTGAGATAAAGATTAAGAGCTTTTTAGGAAACTTCTCTTTGAACTTCAAGTACTGCACGTAGGTCAATTGAAAATATTGAAAAGAGTCAATGATAATGATGTTCGGACTCTTTTTGCATAGTAGCCGTTTCTCCAGTTCTTCAGCGTTCTCCTTTACGATCATAAGTTTTCGTTGTGATTCCTGCATGTTCAGTCGTGTAAAACTTTCCTGAAGCGTATGTGTGGTTCCTTCCTCCATGCTGTCAAGTAGAACTTTGTCAAACTGCGTGAGATACTTTATCAGTTGTAAAATAAAACTTGTCTTACCATTTCCGCTATTCCCCCAAACAAACCAGACTCCCGACGTTTCGGGGTGGGAAAAGGCATCTTCCCATGCACCATCAAATTCAAAAAGCTTGTATTCTTTATCAAGTATATTCTGTACTGTCAACGCTCGTTTAATCGCCATTTCTATTTCTTTTCTTTTTTAATAACTGCGTCTTAATGCTCCTTAAGGGTATGTGTACTCTATTTCAATTTTTGTAACTCTATTTTAACCCTTCGTAATGAACCGTTCACCTTTGCGATAATTGCTTTTACATCCACATCCGGGTTATTCGCTTTTGCAATCATAGCCACTTGTTTCCGGTTAAACTCGTTAGAAGCCTCAGAACCGTCCGGTGTAATTTTTTGATACCTACTACCAAAGCGCGAAAACAATTCAGCATAACCTACTTTTTTAGCACTCAGGGCACGTTCAATCTTTTGTTTCAATCCGTCAGCACCCATCATATACCAACCACATACGCCCTCTGTAGCATTCCATAGAGCCTTTAGTTCCAAAAAGGCGGGGTAATCCAAATCTCCTGCCTCATCCAGTATAATTAAGGGGTTGGGAATCGAACGCAGATAAAACACCAAATCTGCGTACACTTCAGCGTACTTGCCTGTATTTCCCAACCCCAGTTCTTTCGATATTCCGCGAACCAGTTTTTGTTTACTTTTCACCTGGCTGCAATCAATATAAATAGCAAACTTATTTTCCTTAACATAACAACGAGCCGTGTAAGTCTTACCCAGGTCGGCGATATCGCAAAGAAGACTACTCATGCTTCTTTGTTGACATGCGTTCAACTGTGGATAAATAAAATCATATGCCGGGGTTTTAGCTGTTATCCATTTCGACTCTTCACAAAGTTGAACATCCAGTCTGCGGGCAATGGAATACCATTTTGCTTCACTCAGTACATTTTCATTATCACCATTGATCACACGGCTCAATTGTGCGCTGTTGATGTCTAATGTTACGGCTTGCTTTGCTGCCGATTGGTATTGGTTGCGATCAAGTACTATCGCTGCAATAATTCTGTTTTTAAATTCCTGATTCATGATGTTTTGGTGTTTTAAAAGTTATTGAAATTCTGTTTAAAGACTATTTAAAGCCCATTCTTTCTGATATTTTTCGTCGTAATTATCGAAATTCCCGTCATTCTTTTCTTCAATAGGAGTTGCCGGAATTATTTCCGCTTCAATGGTTTCATATTGCGAAACATTTTCAATTACCACCACCTTAGCCAATCCGTTCTTACCCTTCTTAACCATGCTATCGAACTTAGCAACGTATTTCGCCTGTTCAACAATTGCAGCTTCATCTACTGCCGTGCGTTCCGCTGTAGAAGTGTTGTATTTCGTTATCCGTTTCGCCTCACATATGTAATCATCATTTTGATACAGGTAAACAGACTTAATTTCATCACCCGGTAAGAAGTAAGCCATCACCGTATAATTGTTTGGTGCCAACTTAGAAAGTAGTTCCGGAGTGGGTAACATGTAGTCTGCATATTGAATCTGACAATACATGTTACGTTGAATGGTTGTCTGACGGCTTTCACCGATATACCGGATCAGATGTGGACGGTTTATTTTAGCCAGATTAGGATTTAGGTTTTCCAACATCACTTCCATGCGGGTTTTGCCTGGATAAAGTTTTTGATCACGGTGTTTGCCGTTGTTGTAGCGTTCGATTGATTTCAAATCATCTGCAACTAAAGCGTCGTAATCATAAGTACGTTCCTTCACAATGTATTTGGCACTTTCGTCATCATACACGCGTTCGCCTCCGGTTACATTTGCTTCATCTTTCAAATACCAGCGGCCTATGCCGTCCTGATAGCGTTTTTCGTATCCGTATTTTTTCTGACGGTTCAATTGTTCCGCATGTTTTTCCTGCGAGTTTGAAGGTGCACACCATCTCACGAATGGAAATACAAAACCGGCTTTGAAAAGGTCATCTTTGAAATTACCAACCAGGTGATGTTCTACTTCCATTTCAAGTGGCATACCCCATTCACGGGCATCAATAAATCGGAACATATCACGGATACAGTCAATAAATAATGGAATGTCTTTTTTGCGGCTGTAAGAAGCTCCCAACAAAACACCTGATGCAACATCATAAGCATAATATGCCTTTACACGATTGCCATCAGCCAATTTACGCGGTAAGTCACGGTCATCAAGGGAAATCTTACTGAGTGAGTAGATAGGAGCGTGACGGTGCATATGTGGACGAACCTTACTAAGGAATACATGTCCGGAACTCCGAAGGCGGTCAACGATCACACGGTTCTTTGGGTTATTCACGTAGTTCCAACAAGTCGCTTCAGAGATCGTGATATAATTACCTTTCTTTTCGTCGTAAAAATCCTGACGGTCGAACATTAACCCGCCATCCATGTTTACTATTTCCAGATCACCGGCAATGAAACGTAAATAATCTTCCTGCACCCACGCACTATATGGCTTGTTGGTCATGCAATAGATAGATAGTATCAGGTTCTCCAGTGCTGCATCTACTTTTCTTGAATTATCGTTGCAAAAATTCTTATGTATCAAACTTTGGTACCCTCCTTCGTTATAAATATTGAAGCGGGTATGTAACCGGTGTTCGTTGGCCGGTAAAGTGTGTGGGTGTTGTTTGCGGTTAAGACTATTAATAGTGCGTGACATATTTTCCCATAGTCCGGTTGTTTTACCTCCCAGGGCTTTTCGCATTGCTACCCGGTTATTCATTACCTCATGGATAGCGTTCAGAATTATCGCGTTGTTGTAATATTCGGTAATAGTCTCAGAAGGTAATTGGTTTCCATTTGCCAGTTGATACGCGCTGTAAAATTCTATGGCCGCCGTGTCCTGGACAATGTGATCAGCAAACTCATTATGCGTCGATTGTTTCGTTACATCACCAAATTTCAATTCAATGGCATCCCGGAAGCGTTTAGGAAGGCTATCATAAGCAACCAATGCTGGAGTATTCAAACACCCTCGACGAATAACATTGATTTTTTTACGAATTACAAGTTGGTTATAATTTGGCTTAGTCATTATGTCCTCATTAAGAAGGAATGCAGTCGGTACAGCCAATGTGTTATTATAATATTCTACCATGATGCTATTATTAACTATTATCTTAAAATAACCTGTTCTTAAAGTTTCTCCTGTTTTGGAGTTTTATATTTTTTCCATCCCGCCGCGTTCGATGGCAGCTTTTCTTATTTTAATTAATAATAATGTATCCGACTTTCCATTGAGTGCCGTCCGTACCGTTGGGTAACTCGCATTTAAAAGTATTCCCAGGGCTTTTTTTTCGCCAATTGCTACCAAAATTTTTTTTTCCTTTTCCATGTTTATTAGCTGAACTTTTTCTACTTTTGTTTTGTTATTTCATTATTGAAAGAGTTTACAAATATAATAGAGTTATTTCAGTTATGCAAGAAATTAATAGAGATTTTTCAATATTAAAGAAAAGAATTTTGCAATACCTTGATAGTGAAGGGATTTCAAAGTATGAATCTTATCAAAAAACAGGAATAACCAATGGGGTTTTTTCTCAAACTAACGGGATGTCGGAAGATAGTTTATTGAGATTTCTCTCATACTACAAAGAAATAGATAAAGAATGGCTTTTTACAGGAATCGGAAATATGAAAAAAAATGAAAGCCCGATTTATCACGAATTGGCAATTTCAAATTATAATCAGTCTGAAACTAACCACAATTATGATGAAATCGATACCATAAAAATACCAATAATGGATATTTCTGCCGCTGCTGGTTTAACAGGATTTATAAACGATTCTCATCATAGTACATTAGACCATTTATCACTTCCTTCACACATGATCCGATCTGGTACGAACGTTGCTGTCCGGGTACGTGGTGAATCCATGTCTCCAACTCTTTTTGACTCCGATAACCTTGTGATCAGACTTCTTGACCCGGGTGAATGGTTAGATATGACTAACGAACATGTCTATGTGGTAGTAGATAAAGAGAATAAAGTGTACCTGAAGCGTGTAAAAAATCGCTTTGAGAATGGATTCATTGTATGCATGAGTGACAATGTAGATAAGTTCAATTATCCGAACTTCAATTTACAATCAAATGAGATAATAAGTATCTGGCATGCAGAGTGGCGTTTTTCAGCTAAAATGCCAAATATAAATGACACATACTTTAAAAGGTTTCAACAATTAGAAGATCGTGTAGATGAGCTGATCAATACACTCAAAAAACCTGTTTAGTACCAACACGCGCACGATTTTAGCCTGTTATATGCCGTTTTTAGGTAAATATCAGGCTTTTAAAGTGTGTTATTTTTGCTTGTACGGGGTTTTATAGGGTACTCTTTAACACAAAAACAGCATTAAACAAACCTATATTAGTATACATAGGGGTGTTTATCGGTTATTAATTTCGCTGTTTTGTATGCCCATTTGTATGCCCATTAGTATGTGCATTGTGTTTTTTAGAGTGTTTTTTAGATAATCGGGGCTTTGTAGATATTCACTTTAGGTCACAAAAAAAGCCCCATATTGGAGCCATTTATTGCCGGTAGTACAACCGTTCCTATTTATTCGTATATACTTATTTTATCGGCTTTTAAGCCTTATTTAAACCGAATTGAAACGATGTTTAAAGGGTTATTAAATACTTATTAAACCTACGCTTACTTATTGCCTTGTTTATGGGCTTAAAATTAAACATAAATAGAAGTTACGGTACATTTTGTTTTATTTCTGTTTTAAGTAACTCTTTGTTTATCAATTAAATCAATCAATCAATGTTATACAATTTGTTTTAGTGGCCATAACTGGAAACTGAATAATTTGCAGGCAGGAATTATAAAGATTAGGAATAAAGATGCTTTTGATTGGTATCAGGTGGCCAAATCGGATTACCAGAAAGGTTATTTTATTGATGCTATCTGTCATATCGG